TTCTGCTTTCTTCTCATAGGCAGACCGTGCATTTTACGCCAGTTATTCGTGTTTTTGCGATTTTCCGCATCTCTCAAACTGCTCATTTTCAAAATTGCCGTTTTTGCCTGTTGCAAAGTCGTTCCCATTCGCAAAACTGCCTCAACGAACGCCTCTGCTGTTGTTTCAATCTTGATTTCCGGTTCTCTCTGTTTTTCCGGTTTCGTGACATCCGGATTTGCGGTCGCTTTATCTGCTGCCGTCTCAATAATGCCCGAAATCTCTTTTTCCGTTTTTCCCATCGCCCGAAATCTGTCAATTATGCCTTTTAAGATTCCCATATTATCACACCCCTCCTTTTCGCTTACATAAAAGGCAATTCGCCGTCGACACCGTCCGGAATGTTCATGAATCCGTCTCCTGCATCTGAATATCCGGCATTTTCTGCCTGTTCTCCTGCTGCCCTCTTGCTTTCTGCAAATTCCTGTTCCTCAATCACAACCTCGGTCGTATATACCTTTTGACCGTCTCTGTTGGTGTATGAACCTGTCTGAATCCTGCCTGTTGCAGCAATTTTCGTTCCCTGTTTCAAATACTTCTCTGCAAATTCTCCATTTTTACCGAATGCGACGCATGATATGAAATCCGCTGACTGCTGCCCGTCTCTTGCACCTCTGCGGTCGACCGCCAGTGTATAACGTGCCACGCACATGGATTCCTGTGAACCGTTCTGCTGTGTATATCTGACATTCGGGTCTCTTGTGAGCCTACCCATCAATATGACTTTGTTCATTCTCTTTTTCCGTCCTTTCTTGAATCAATCTCTCGTATAAACGCAAATCATCCGGCGGGATGTCGAGATTCCAGTCTCTCGCAAATTCTATCCCGCCGATGAATGCCTCTTTTTCTCTATCAGTCATTTTCTCGCTGCATGACATATTCATTTTGCATTTTCTGCAATCTGACAAGTCCTTTTTTGAACTCAAGGTCATCACCGTTCATGCAGACATCGAATATTTTCTCATAGTCGACAATGTGCGTCTTGATGAACTCTGCCTCTGCTGCCGTCCGGCTTTCGTTGATGAACATTCCCTTGACTGCCTCTTTTATCATTTCGCAGTGTGTCCGTTCCTCCTCCGTTGTTGGAGGCGTGTTCGCAATCATATTCTCATAGGCTTTGTCGATTGCTGCTGCAATGAGTTCTCTCCAACCTTTGCCCTTTTCTCCAATCAACTGACACTCGATGTCCTCGAAACTGTTTCCCTGCCCTGCTGCCGTGATTCTGATGTCCTTTTTGCCCTTTGCTGCAATCAGAATCAAATCGTCATCGTATGCCTCCATGTAGTAGTCAAATTTCGCATCAAAATTCGCATTCGGATTGATGATGATTTCCGGTTGACTGCTGCCCTCTGTCTGAATGCTCACGCCGATGTATTTCGCATCTGTTGCCTTTGCATTGATAAATATTGCCTTTAATTCGCTTTTGTTCATGCTGCTCCTCCATTCACTAATCTATTGAGTAACTGTTCATACATGGTTTTGTATGTATCTCTTTCAGTCTGCAATCTGATTGTTTCCTCTGATGATGCCATATTCGCAATTTTCTTGTTTTCCTCAACATAGACTGCTGCATCCTGTTCAATCTCTGCGATTGCATCCTCATGCTCCTGCTGCAACGTCTCAATTTCTCTCTTGAGACTGTCGATTTCCTCCTGCTGCTCTTTGATTGTCTCGTTATACTTCTTTGTCGTCTTGATTCCACCGTCCAACTGCAAGGAAATCATGAGAGCAATGTCAATGTTCTCCATTTCCTTGTCTGTACACTCTCCGATGTATGTTCCTACACGCTCCGTTGATACCGAATAAACCTGCTCACACAATACCGTGCTGATTCTGCCTGTTGACCTCACTGTCACATGTGTCGGGAGGTCTGTTTTTGGCTGTGTAGTCATATATACAACCTCAACAACATTGCTGTTCTCATTGTTCTTGTTGTTGCTAACCACTACCGCCGGACGGTCTGCGTGTTGTTCGCTCCCGTTGTAGGATGCCCCCCCTCTGCTGATATAGAACATTTCGCCTCTTTTGATGTCATTCATGATTATTCCTCCTTTTCATCATCTTTCATGAGTTTTGTTGCCATGATGCAATATCCGTCCTCAATTCCGGTGTAGTCCTCAAGCATATATGTGACAAGTACCTTGACCGTGCGACCCGTGTTCTTTCCGTCCGCAAATTCCATCATTTCAAGAATATCGCCCACTTTATAGCCTCTGTCATTCTTCCGGAGTTCAAATGTCTTGATTCCATTTGCCACATCATCGAAATATGTTTTTGCAAGGCGTATCTGATGCACTTTCTGTCCTGTTTCCTGTGTATCTGATGGGAGGTTCTGCATCTTCTCCTCCTGCTCCATCTCACGGAGTTTTTTCTTTGTCTCACGGTCGATTGCATCCTGTTCCTCTGAATATCTCTGCTCGTCGGTCTTGTATGCCTCTGTACGGTTCTTGTACTGGTCGCATGAGGTGCATGTTCCGGTCTTGACGTTGCATGTCTCATATTCGGTGCAAGAATAACATATTGATGTGATTCCCTCCGGATGTGGTGTTTCGTAATCGTCGCCCGCTCTCACCTCCGGCGGGTTCATGCCAATTTCTGCCTCTGTGTCGGATTCTGACACCTGCTGCCCTGCTGCCCTTTCTGCTTTCATGTCTTTCACATCTTTGTGCGTGAGTTCTCCGGTTTCTGTGAATTTCCCCAGTGCCTCCCGCTGCTCGTCCTCTGTCATCCCGCTCAATTCATAGGCTGCGGAAAATGTGAGGCGTTCGCCCTTTAGTTCCTCTTTCCATTCCGGAATCAGATTGTTATTGACTGCCTCTATTTGAGCAACCTTTGTTTTGCTCATGTGCAGCATTGAGGAAATCACCTCTCTCAATCGTCCGGATTGCAGGTCATATCCCTTGATTTTCTTTCCCGCTGCTTTCATACGCTCAAGAGATGCCTTGAGGCGTGTTTCCTCCTCAATCATGTCTGAAACGGTCTTTGTACGGTATGCATTCGCAATTATGATTTCAACCTGCTCCTCGTCATCGTCCTGCGGTGTCGTCAATTTACTGGTCGCAAGTTCAAATTCTTTATATCCCTTTGATACAAGATACTTGAGAGCCTCCCACCGTCTTTCACCTGCCACGATTCTATATTCGCCCTTTTCGCACGGTGCATATACAAGTTCGAGGTTCTGTTTCAGTCCATACATGAGGATGTCTCCTGCCAGTTCCTCAATCTGCTCTACACTGTAAAAATTCATATCATTCTGGTACATCTTGAAAATTGAGATGTCCTTTGTCCGGAATCTTGCTCTCGGAGATTCGTCAATCCCCGCTTTGCTGTTCTTGTTGAGTGCGTCTTTCACGCTGAATCCTGCTGCCATCTGTTCAACCTCCTGTCATTACTCTGTGAGTTTCTGTTTCTTTGTCTCTGTACGCTCGACGTTGATTTCACCCTTTGCATTCTGTGAAATTGATGCTTTGACCCCCCCTCGGAGGTTCAATGTGACCTTTGCAAGTCCTCCGGTGTAAATCTCCTCGACTGCTGCCTTTAAGATGTTCACGATGCCCTCACCGCATCTCTTGTCCGGTGCTGCATTCTCTCCAAACAAGGCAGATACATTCATCATTGCTTTTTCTTTTCTCTGCCTCTCTTTCTGATACTCGACCGCCTCTGTGCAGTTACATGTCATTGTTGCCTGTTCCTCTGCCTGTGGTTGCGTCAGTTCCTTGTCGGTCTCAATCTGTACCATCTGACCGCAAAACCTGCATTGTGCTGTTTTGATAATGTCTCCCATGCCTTATTCCTCTCTTTCCGGTCTTATGCGACCTCATGCAATATTATTTTTCTGAATATGCTCTCGAATATTGGAACGGCGATGCTGTTTCCTGCTTGGTCGTATAGTGCTTTGTAATATTTCCCGTTCCTCTGCTGAACTGCTTTCGCTCTGTCGAAATCCTCGTCGGTATATCCCATCAATCGCCAACATTCCCGCTCTGTTAAATACCGATAACGTCCATCGCCTCGGTCGATGACTTGTGCAGGTGTCCGGTCTTGTCTTGTCGTGATTGTATATGCACAATCTGTGATAACCGTTGCCCTGCGGATGCCTTTTTCTCCGATGCAAGCAAGCACGGACGGTTGTGTCACATCGTAAACATCCGGAACGCTTGCGTCATCCTCAAGAAATTCCTGCAAGTTTCGCATCGGTGTCCTTATAAGGTCGTTAAACTCAAATCTCTCTCCGTTTAGAACGGAAACCGTGAACACTCGCTCTCTCGCCTGTGGCAATCCGAACTCTCTTGCATCCAGTACCTCAAAATTATTCGTATATCCTAACCGTTCCATTTCGACCATGTACCTGTCAAAATTCGGTCTCATGTACTTTGATTTCACATTTTTCACATTTTCCCATATTACATAACGAGGTCGCCATTCGCCCATGTTCTCGATGATATGTATTGTCTCCCACATAAGGGAGGAACGTGTTCCGCTGCCCTCGTCTGAACCTTTTCCTCTGTTGATTCTGCCCTCTCCGGTCGCTTTTCCTTGATGTCCTGCGATGCTCATATCTTGGCAGGGAGAACCATGAATCAGAATGTCCGGTTTCAAGTTCCATCCGACGACCGTCTGTGTTTTATATGCTAATTCCTCACGGAACATCGAATTGTATGACTGTACTGCTTTTTCATTGATTTCCACGTAATCAATCGCTTTTGTCGGAATGTTCAAATTTCTCAAGGCACATCGAGGCGACCCAATTCCTCCGAACAATTCAAGGATTTGTATTGTCTCGTTTTCCATGCCTTACCCCTCCATTTCCTTGAGCAACTCATGCACAACGCATCTGTAATCTTGAGACACAATCCCACGCTTTGAAAATTTCGGGAGCGGTATCATTGCTGTTGTGGATTTCTCTGCAATGATGGAACGGCGAATCGGCGTGACAAACATGTCAAATCCGGATTCTGCTTTCAACCATTCCTCAACCTCAAGAGAGGTCTTGTTTTTCTGTCGCATTGTCATGAGTGCCTTGATTCTCAAATCCGGATTGATGTCTCTCAAGTCCTCAATCTGTTCCTCAAGGTTCTGCAATGCCTCGATTTCATATCCTCCGACCTTTACCGGAGCGATGACGAGTTCTGCTGCAATCAGAATATTGATGACTACCATGTCAAGCAGTCGGCCACAATCACAAATGCAATAATCGTATGCATCGGAGACCTCCTCCAACGCCTCACGCATCCTTGTGACTTGATTGTCCTCCGACTTGAGCAGCAGATTCATGTCGGTTTTCATGAGATAACCGTTCGCCGGAATGATGTCAATGTGCGAATAGTCGGTCGGTCGAATCAAATCGCCCGTTTTATATGTACCTCCGACGCATTCATGTTTCTCAAGCAGTTCACTCATGCCGATTCCGTCCGGTTCATATACTCCGAATGTCTTTGATGTGTCTCCCTGTGGGTCTCCATCTAACACAAGCACTCTTTTTCCCTGCTCCTCGCCCAACATGTAGGTGATTGAATCGGATGTCGTTGTTTTCCCGATTCCTCCTTTTGGTGACATTACTGCAATGATTTTCATGTCTTTTCCTCCTGTTTTCCTGTTATTGTCCTGTTATAAATAAATTGTGTAATACAGTTTCATTTGCAATTCTTGAAACTTGAAATCCGGCGTTTCGTCCGGTCGTAGTGGTGACATGAGGTTCAATTCTTTCCATTTCCTGTGAGTAATCTCCGGAACTGCTCTGAATTTCACAACCTCGTCAAATTTATACTGTTCATAGAGTTTGCAGTTCGTGTGACCGACCTCCGGTGCAAATAATGCAAGATACCCGACGAATATCTCCTCGTCTCCCTTGATGATTCGCAGCATGTCCGCACTCTCTAATGTGTTGAGTAAATCCGCAAGCGTCATGACCTGCCTCCCTTGACTTTCCCGTCCTTGAGGATGCTGTTGTTCGGGATGCTCATTTTGTTGTTGAAATCCTCCTCCGGACAATAACACAACGTAAGATTCAAATATTCCTCAATGACTTTGATTGCCTCCTCTGCTGAATAGCAGGTTGCGACGAAATGTCCTGCTGCTGCCATGTCTGCAAGGAACTCTTTTTGCGTGTCCTGCTGCCTGTTGTTACCGAATTTCATTTCAACGAACAATCCGCAGTATGAGCCTTTCGGATATGGGAGGCACAAATCAGAAACACCCGCCTTGACACCCATCTGCTTGAATTTGACTGCCTCCTGCTTGTTTCTGCTGCCTCCGTTCGGTACATGGAACAACCATCTCAATTCCGGATAACGGTTCATGTTCCAATTCGCCCACGACACAACATTGATTTGCTCTGTGTCCTCACTTCTCATTGCATATTTCATATTCATTTGCCTTTGCCCTCCTGTCTGCATGCGTCATAATATTCGCAGAACAAACAAATGTGTCTGCAATCCTTGACCTTGAACATCCATGTGAACCGTTGCAGCTTGTACCGCAGTATGTACCCGATTTGTGCAATGTACGGATGTTTCTGTCTGTATGTTTTCATTTGTCCTGCTCCTCCATTTCTAAAATCATAAAAGCATGTATGAAAATGCTCTTGTGTTTCTTGCCGAACTGGTCTTTTGCCGGAGGCACTTCATGCATGTTCTCAATCGTTCTCTTTGCCTCCCACCATCGGCGTGTTTTCCCGTCTCTCGAAATCGGTTTGAAATGTACCTTGACCGTTCCCTTGACGACGGAAAACTGGTCTCTGTCTACCCGCAGGATGTCATCGAATCCCGCTGCCTTGACTGCTGCCTCCGCTTTTCGGAAATGCCTCTCTTTCGATTCCGGTTTCCAGTCAAACCTCATTTCCCGACCACCTCCTCAATCTCTTTCATTCTCTGCATGATTGCCGTGTTGTATGAATAGACATACACGCCGTTGTTCCACAAATGTTCCCTTGCACCTCTTTCACCGTAGTTGTACGCTGCAAGTGCATCCTGCACCGTTCCGTATTTCTTGAGGAGATACGAGAGGAAATCAATCCCGACTTTCACATTCTGATATGGGTTCATGAGGTCGATGCAGTTCAATTTCTGCATCCGGTCGGTGTGCCATTTCTCATATATCTGCATATATCCCTTTGAGTTCCCGTTGTCTCCGGTCTTGTCGAACTCATATCCGGATTCATACTCTATGATTGCCAATACAAGGGCATACGGAACATCGTTTTGCTTGCATAGACATCTTGTGTATATCTGCATTTTCTCCGGAAAATAGCCTTTGTCTGCATACTTCTCCGGCAGGTCGTAGAACACGAATCCCTCAAGGTCATCACTCCCCCAGTCCTCGGACATGGTATCAAACACCTTGTATTTGTCCTCGATGCTCTCTGCCGTCTGTGTCATTGTTTCCGGATTCTGTATCACTTCCGCTTGCGTCGTCTCCGGTTTTTCCTCCTGCTGCTCCGGTTCTTTGACATTGAACAATATCACGCAAAATCCTATCAGTAATACCGCAATCAATGTGATGTGAAATGCATTATATAAACCTGCTCTTTTCAATGCCCGTCTTATCCGTCTTATTCGTCTTTTCACCTGTCGACCTCCTTTTCCGCATTCGTGCATGTATATAAAACATGCAATTAAAATCGTTGTAGTACACTGCTGCATTCGTGAAATCCATGTCCGGATACCACTTTTTCAATATCTCCGGAATGGAATCCCTATCCTTGACCATCTTGTCAACGAATGAGCCTATTTTTTTATAACTGCCTCCTGCTGCCGGACGTTTGGAATGAACGACCTTGATTCGTGGGTCTCTCAATCCCTGTGAACTGTTCCATCTCTTTTCCGACGGAACACGGTTCTTTTCCTCGACGATATAATTCGCCATACCGGACAGACCGTTTTCGTCCGTCTGCAATCGGCGAACCTCATTCCTGCTTGACTGTTTCCAACAGGATTCAACCGTCTCTATGTCTAACGCTCCATCCATGACAATGTGATGATGCCATCTGATTTCCGCATCCGGATTGTATGCGGTCACATAGACATATTTCGCATTCGGGAGACCTCTCTTTTTCCTCTGATAGTTGATGCGTCGGATGTACTTTTGCACATTCTTGATTGCTGCATC